GTTCTTTCTGCTGATTGAGTTTATAACGCCGATAGCTGCTGTATTCGTTGCAATGTTAGTTACATTGGTTGCAACACCCGCTGCGTTAGTCGCAACACCAGACACGTTAGCCGCAACCTCTACTGCTAGTGCTGAGTTCTGGTCGCCACTACCCCAATTAGGAAATCCCGCAGGAGTATCTTGGTAAGAATACTTTGGCAGAGTTATGGCTGAGTTAGCCAAAGCTGTTCCTGCATTGTTTAGCAGACTAACAGTTGTATCTGTGGAGAAAGCTACTGAAGCAACATACCTATACTTAGCCGCAGGGTTTGTTAGCTGTATCTTTGCGCCCACTGGAAACTGTGATGACCGATCTACACCAACAATCTTGAAGGTGTTAGCATCTACATATACCCAAGTGTCACTAGATGCAGTCCATCCGTCAGCCGTAGTCGCAGTATCGAGAGCAGCTAAAGCCGAAGCTGCTGCTGATATTTCAGTAAGGTTATCGGCAACGAATGATATATCAACTCCGTTATCCGCTGTTGCAGTAATGTCGTCAGCGTTAGTTACGGCAGCGTTTATATTTGTGGTGTTACCAGCGACAGAGTTGATGTTAGCACTAATGCCAGCAACCGTGTTTATGTTGGTTGCGTTTGCGACTACTGAATTAATGTTGGTTTCATTTCCAGCCGTTGATGTGACGTTAGCAGCAATACCAGCAACGGTGTTTATGTTAGCTTCGTTAGTTACTGCTGAGTTTATGTTGATTCCGTTAGAAACTGCTGAATTAATATTAGAAGCATTCGATACTGCCGCATTAATATTAGTGGCGTTTCCTGCCGTAGCTGTAATATTAGCATTGTTTCCTGCAACTGCTGTGACATCGGCAGAGACACCAGCAACGGTATTAACATTGGCAGCGTTGGCACTAACGGCAGTTACTTCGGGGGCTATACCAGCAACAGTAGTTACGTCAGCAGACACTCCAGCCACTGTATTAACATTGGCTATGTTTGAAGATGTTGTATTAACGCTTGCTATATTGGCAGACACAATACCAACAGCATCTCCCTGCATGGCAGCAATATCTAGGTTGTTAGCCCTAGCAATAAGAACAATCTTATCTAGTGCAGCCTCATGTGACTCACCCTTAAACTTCCCGAATGGCGGATAGTCCGTATCTTGAGTTAATTCAAGTGCTTGGGTAAATGTTATCGCTAACGTATTTAGTGGAGCATCGTTGAACACAACCCAAGATTCTATATTACTAGAACCAAGGGCAGCCCCAACACCTGTCGATACCGCATATAGACTTTCGTTTACTACCGCCCCATCAACCGTCACAAGGATGTCTGACTTAGACCACCACTTGAATGTTAGCCCAAACGTAGTCTCTACACCGTCACCAGTATAGGCTGCGGAGATTATTTCATTATTGGAAACGGTCATGGCTTATTTTCCTATTTGTGGTACTTTTTTTTGTGTGGATCTTCGGTTACGTTGACGAGCTGCACTCTTCTCTTTTAGTTTCTGTTCTTTTGTTCTGCCGCCTTTTCTTGCTGGCGGATCTCGTAGAACGCGATCTTTAGGCGGTAAGCTTAACTCATATCTGGCATGAGCGTCCAGTATCTCTACAATGTCAGGATTGTCTTTCAACCAAGATTCCTTACCAAGCTCAATTGTTTTCGATCTCTGGTCTGTAAGCATTAAATACTTATTAGTGTGACCAGCCTTACGATCTGGTTGATCTTGATAGGTTCTGAATTTATCAATCATGCGCCTTGACGGTTCTTCATCTAAAACCAAGGCGAACATATCCTCTTCCATCATCGCTCCCACATAAAAAGCGTAGTTTGTGTATGTAGCCTGTGGACTGTCTACTTCCCAAGTAGGGTCTCCTGCCAATCTCTTTTGGTCAATAATCCTCTTGTCTACAGTATCTAAGCTAATATCAATGGTATATCCATCAGGAATTTCTTCGCTGACATATCTGTAGCTGATAACAACATCGAGGTCTTCAAGGGCATACTCAAGTTTACGATATTCAGCGTATAACTTTTTAGTATTCGGGGTGCGAGGCTCATGCTCTGCTATATGCTCATCTAAATCTATATCGGATAGACCAGACGCGGCAGGGGAATTAGACACAGAGACATGACCTAATGGGTCTACCCTTGGGCTAAGAGCCGAATTTCCAGCCAGTCTCTCGCCAGTAAACGGATTCATTACTTTGAACATCTCCATGACAACCGATGGGATTACCATGTTTAAATCTTGGAATATAAGACTGTAAGTTCGCACGGCTTCATCAATAACCCTAGCTGTCTCGTAGGCTTGATCCGACATCCTAACCATTTTTACTTGCTGACCAAGACCTATCTTCTGCGCCATCATTGATTCAGTAAACTGAGTTGGGTTCATTACAGACTCAATAAACCCCTCCATGCTCCCATCCCATCCATACTTCTCAACAGAGGTTGCCCCCGTCATATTTAGAGTTGAGTTTCTTGAAACATTCCCGCCGTCCTGTCTCTGAGCGAAGAACCTAGTACCGCCACTAGCGATAGGGGCTATCCCTCCTAGAAGATCCACATACATATCGGACGGATCTATCCTATTGCTTAGCATTCCAGATATGGTGCTAAAGCCGCCAGCGGCAGAGTAGTCCGACATTATGCTTCCAACAACCATAGCTATAGAAGACATTACGGACTTAGCACCTTCCGCATCTCTGGCGAAGAATGCGGCTTCTGTAAGAATAGCAGTTAGCAGGTAGGTGTGAGCAATAGATCCAATCCTAGCCAAATCAATATTAAAGTACACGCCTGAGAATTCATCGTAATTTTCTTTTTCTGGATCATTATGATAACGAGGAAAGCTCATAGTGCCAACAGGATTTCCCATATCTTTCATAAGCTTTTTTTGAGCGTATGTCTTATCTATTCCAGTGTTGACCTTGGAGTACATGATCCTTGATCCATCCCCAGGAACTTCCTGAATATTCTGGAGCTGATGATATATCTCAAAGCTAAGGAACATCACGCCCATTCCAAACTTGGCTTGAGCCAAGTCTCTGTATGCTCCGCCCTTATCACTTGCAACTTTGTATCGGTTAAATAGAGGGGCAAGCGCAGAAAACTCAAGCGTTGTCGCTAACATGTTGTCTATTGTTTGAGCAAACATAGTCATATAGCGAACCATAGGAATCTGATTGGCTACACGAACCGCTTGCATTGGCAGGGAGTTTGTTCTGTTCTGGAATACAATCATGCGAGCATATTCTAGCGCCTCATCATGTATTCTTTTTGAGTGATTTCCGTCCTCTCCCATAGCTATATCTCTAGCCCTTCTATTAAACTCAAGGCTGTATGGCTTTAGCTGCTCTTCATTAACCAATAATCTGTATATCAATCTATTGGCTTCGGCTTGCCTATGGGCTTCCCGATAAACTTGATCGACAGAGGAAATCATCCCACGCGCCCCTCTAACAAATAGCTTGGCATATAATTCAAATCCAGCATCAATAGCTCCTCCACGAAGGAACATGGGTAGCATTGGTGTTCCTACTGATGGCGCACCAGTATCAAAGAATCGAGCATCTGGAACTCCATGAGCAACACCAGAGACAAGATTTCCGCCTACCTTTTCTTGACCATTCCTGAAGCCAACCAGAAATCCCTTGGCAGCGTTTGTATGGAATTGAGTAAAGATTGAGTTTAGACCGTAATGGTATGCGCGAGCTTCACCCCAGCTTGCGTTATCAGTTTTAGTCTTTTTCGAGAAGGCGCTCTTGATGCTTCCTAGAACTCCTCCAGCATACGCACCACCAAGATGGGCGGCGGTATTTACGGCAGAACCAATCGCATTGTATTTATGAATAGCTAGATCCATAAATATATTAGCAACATACATTTCGTACAATCCATCTGTAACATTAGATGCACTGTACTTCTCCGCCATCTTATAGGCAGACTTCAGATCGCCGCCACTAGCAGCCATGAATGCTATTAATTGCTCTGTACTTCCAATTCCTCCAATCAACCCTTCTTTACGCATAATTCCATCAAGGTGTTCCATGATTCGCTTCATTTCACCCATTCTAAAATCATCGCTCCCAACTGGGATATTGAATTGATTCAATGTTCTAGCTGCTTCGGCGGCTCTTGATGAGATGCTCTGAGTCATAGCAAGAAAGTTTGATATTCCTTTTCTGAAGTTATATCTATCTGCGGTAAGAATTTCAGGCAGCTTCATAAGCCTAAGAGCCTCTTCGTAAAGAGCTTTAGACTGAAGAGATAAGACGATACGTTGGGAATGAACAGTTACGGACATACCCTTTTCACCGTGAGGGGCGATTAACTTCTTGGTTAAAGGATTGTCGGACTCAAGGAGTCTGGCTAGATCCACCGTAGCGTTTCTCGCCTCAATGTTTAGTCTGCGCCAAGCCTTAGCCTTCTTCGTATTTGGGTTTTGGATATAATCATGGTTCAAGTCATTGATTGGTGACTTAGGGTCGGCTTTCTCCCCATCGAGCCACTTAACCGCCGTTATCCCTAGCTTCCTTTCAGCTTGCTTGGTGCTTTCATTCCAAGTAACTGATGTTCTTTCAACTGGCTTTGTTTCCTGAACTCTATCAACAAAATTCAGGAGTATTAAATCTTCTTGAGCTTCTGGTGAAAAGTCGTCAAGCTGTGGCTTCTGGTTAGAAGGGGACAGCTCTTTTTCCATTCTTCGGAATTCATCAGCAATGGACTTCTCGGATACCTGACCAAGTATGTTGAAGTTTCTTGCTTCAGTCCTGTTTACATTAACGTCACCATCAAGCGGTTCGTGAGAAAGTATGTCGTCCAACTTATTGTCAGCAAGCATCTCAACCTCAGAAGCTTGTGGAGTATTCTCAATATTCTTAGCAACAACTTGACCGTTATTTCTTTGGAACGCAGCCTCCCTACCACCCACAGCAGGGTCATCGACTTGAGCTGTTTCATCTAAAGCTCTTTCAGCATCGACATCATCCAAAGCTTTTTGGGCATCAACGTCAGCTTGTAGTGCCGCTTCTTCCACAGCAACCGTTCCTTTCGATACGTTTGGATCAGCCTTTAAGTCTTCAATTACAGCCTGTTCAGGCACAAGCTCTTCAGGCACATCTGTTTTTGCCGCAGTCTGAGGAACAACAACGTCTTCTGCCTCTGGGGATTCTTGCTTTACAACGGGCTGAGAAGGTTCATCAGCAACTGGCTTCTTATCCTCTTTAACGACAGGCTTCTTATGCTCTCTAGGTATAGGTCGATCAGGATCTATCTTTCGGAATTCCTCCATCATTTCCGCATCATCAGCCTTTTGTTCTGCTTTGCTCTTTAGCTTATAATCTCTGGCGGTATTCTTTACTGCTTTACCGCCTAAAATTTTCAGCTTCTCTGCTATAAGGTCTCTTAGTTTCATTGCTGGTCTCCACCAAAGAAGTCAGGCTCATTGCTCAGACTCTTATAATTTTTACTATGTTCTAGTGCTTTTTCTTCATTCTCATGCATTTCGTAACCGCCTGTATCCATAGCAAGACGGTAGGCATCTCCAACTTCAAGCTCTTCAAGCTCACCATCTTCTTCGCGCTGCACAATGGTAGGGAAGGAAACATTATCCATCTGAGCCATCCTGTGCGTAGATACAGTTCCATCCCCGTTGTCTATGCTTGGGTATTGCGATGGATTCATATAACGATTTACAAAGTTTGGTATTCCCTGTGGAATAGACCTAATCTCAAGGTCTTGGATAATGTCTGGATTGAATATCTTGTAACTAGTTGCGTTACCTTCGGAGTCCATACTTGATTCCTTATTATCAATATCAGCTCTTATCGCATCAGACCGCATCATTGCCTTGGCGCTGTGTCCAAAGTTACGAAGCTTCTTCTGATGTGATGACATATTCTCATCATCTTCAGCCGCAAGAATATCCTTGCTAGCGATGGCTGCTGTAGCCCCTAATGCAGTAGTAGCCGCAGTTTGATTATTGGAATTACCCCTATCAGAGGATGACTTATAGTTTTCATCGCCTATTGCAGATTGCCCTACGTTAGAGTTTCTCATTCTTCCTAGAGAATTTTTAATACCAGAAGATAATTGAAGGCTCTCTGGATCTTTAAACACTGAGTCTATAGCTTGTGATGGATTGTCAAACCCTAACCAGTCAGCCTTGTCCATAGCGCGTATGAACCGCATCTGGCTGTCTGTGAAGTTCATATCCGCTATTTGCTCAAATAACTCATCCCTGCTTAAATCCTCTGGCATCTGCCAATTCTTGAGAAGCTCATCATAAGACGAGTTCCCAGACTCAGGGATTGATGTTTGAGGCTCATAGTTTACTAGACCCAAGCTTTCATCAGATATAGATTTTTGAGTAAAGGCAACGGTATCAACACCAAGATTTACCATCTCTCTGGCAAATGCCGCTGAGTTAACAACGTCATCAGAACTTAATCTAAATTCACCATCGCTGTCTGGACTTCTAAATCCATCACCATGAACTTCAAGTTCCATTTCATCCCACAATGACTGGGGAATATCTAAGGCAGACTCTTCTATCAACTCGCTTAGGCTTACTCTGCCGCGCTCGATAATAGCCATCCTTTCAGATACAGCCTTAACCTTTCTTACAGTGCCATCTTCATTTAGACTTGCATGTTCATCCGCAACATTTTGATTGTCTGTGTATATGTTGTTATCACTACCCTCCTTTCCGCCCTTTGGTTCACCGCGAGATAGGTATAAGTCTTGACCGTATTTTACTACTTTCCCGATAGCCGCGCCGCCAGCCATAAACCCAGCAGGTAATAATGCGCCAGCAATAGTACCGTTAGTCTTTGCTTGCTCATACGCAACTCTGTTGAACTTCATAGACTCTGTATTTGGCGCATGAGCTGTGGCTGCCATGTTTAAGTGTTGGTCTTGGTAGTTTACGCCAGCACCATAGATCCGACCCTCAACAGCTCCAAGTGTAGATGCACCAGCCATACGAAGGGCTAACGCTTTCTTGCTTTGACTTTCAGATACCCGCTTTGCCTGTGACCTTAGCATTGCTCGAAAACCAACTCCAGCACCTTTACCTAAAGCAGCCCTAACAACAAGACTGCCACCAAAAAGAGTAGTGGGGGATAGTAACGCCATTCCAGTAGCTCTACCGAATTGCTTTACTTCAGCCCAGCCGTGATTCTCAAAAGAAAGGTCTGGGGTCATCTCATACATATTATCTACATTAGCCCAAGCAACAACCAATCTAGGGTTTGCGCTCTTTAGCCGTAGATAATTAAGACCCATCCTGACATCGTTATGACGAGACCAATTAACATCGGTTATAGCCCATCTAGCAATAGCCTCTGGGTCATCAAGCATCTCGCTTTGAATTTTTAGAAGCTCCGTATGTTCGCGTGGAGTGCCTTTGACTCTAGCAATGTTAGCCTTTACGGTTTCTTCATACATTATTGAAGCTTGCTCCCTAAAGTAATCTGATGCGATAAGGTCTTCTTCCGTCATTACAGGGGGATCTTTTGCCGCCCAGAAGTCCTGAGTCGGTCTTACTGGAGTATCAAAATCACCTTCAACGCGAGGATTTATATACTTCTCCTCCATTAAAACTAGTAGATCACCATCTCTCATCCTGCTCCTCCCCATTTTACGGTCGGTTTATTAGTTTCTGTAGCCTTTATGTCATTAGGGTAGACTTCTTTCATCATTATAAAGATATAGGCAACAGACTCAACCACTTTAAGCTGTCTGTCTACTTTGTTTTTTGCAGCCGTCCAATCACTTTTAATGTCAGGTCTGAGGCTTGCATGAACATTTGTTTTATTATATTCGGCAGCAAAGTTATCAGCCTCTGCTGTAGTGCCAAGCCTGTCGTTTGATGCATAGTTGCTGGCGAAATTTCTACCTTTATCTAGGATAGACTTCTTTGCTTTCATCTCTCGAATAATTACTTTCCAATCTGTATCCATTCCGTTGTCACCGACACCATCAATATCGGCAACATCACTAGTCATTGCTTGGCTGCTATAAAGAAAATCTCTCATATGCTTTTCATATACCTTTGCTTCTCTTTTGATAGTACCGTCAAGAAGACCTGCGGTAGTCTCCGCAATTACAGACTCAGCTCTCTCCCTAATCATAAGGAACTGCTTTATTTGTTCTTGGCTGTAGGCTTCGCTAGCCATCATTTTGTTTATTGCATTTTCCCCTATATCAAATCCACCGCCTAGTGTTTTAGCCCATGCAGTAACCACAACCAGAGATGCTGCGACCTGCTTAGTTGGAATCGTTTCAAGGAAATCATTAATTAATCCTACATCATATTGTGTATTATTATTACCAACATAGTCCAATAGAGTTACAGCCATCTCGTCAAAGCTACCAAGTTCGCCTTGTTTGGCTCTCCTTATTAAGGCATCCATCTCATTGACCTTTACCATCTTCTGCATCGCAGTAGGCTCTTTACCAGATCCTCTGTTGTTTGCGAATCTGTCCGTAATCTTCACCGCTCTTTTCCCGCCATATTTTGCAACGAGATTATCCATATCCCAATTCCCCGACAGACCATCTTGTATGTAATTCTCAAGCTGCCTCGCTTCCGTAATCTCTTTATTGTCCTTCATCATCGAAACTAGGTCGGCTTTATATGCATCGCGCTCATCTTCAGGAACTAAAGAGTAAATGGCGCTGTCAATTGCCTCAGCCGCAGCACTTGAAGCCTCGATAAAGTTAGGGTTTCCAACGTATGATCTTGCGGTTTTAATCAGAGCTTCAATTCCGTTAGTTTGAACGCTGATATACCCCTTATCTCTTATACCCTCTAAATCAAAGTCAGGAGTAAACTGCTCTCCATTAAATGTCTTTGACTTCATTCTCTCAACAGCGTCATCAACCTGCTTGTTGCTGGTGGCTTCGTCTATGATCTTTTGGTCGGCTACATTAAGACTTGCTCTAGCAGAAGCAATAGCATTATCTACATACTTTTTTTGCTCAAGCGATGATGCGACAGAGGCTTTTTCAAGATATGCGGCTTCAGCTACTGGATAGTGCTTTGAGTCTTCGTTAGCCTCTTTGAATGCGGCAAAGTCATCTTTAAATTTCTGTTGTATATTCTCAACGCCTTTATCTATGTCGAGTATGACCTTCTTATCCTTAACGCTCCACTGATTAGTCCCACCAAAAACTGAATCTGCTTGAGATGTGGCTGCAAATGCAGAGCCAGCGTTAATTCCTACAGTCGCTGCTGAAGACTCTTCTACGGAAGTCTTGTCAGCTTGACTTTTTTTAATACTAGTTGTTGCATAATTTGCTACGCTCTGAATAACAGCTTTAGCCACTATATCACCAACGTATGTTTTATTGCTGAGTCGCTCGCGCTCGCGTTGCTCTACTTCAGATCCAGTTTTTTGAGCCTTAAAATCCTGCTCAACGAATCTAAGTGGCTCTGAGTTTCTTGCTTGAGGAGCAGTAACGGCAGCCTTAGCGACTGAGGTACTTCTATAATTAGTCCATGCATCAATTTTCATTTTATTTTCCTCTACTACCGCTAGTTCCGCCATGCCCCTTTGGCGTTCCTAAAGCTTCGTATCTCTGCAATCCGCTAAGGTTGTTAGTTGCGTTAGCAAGAAGTTGTTCAGCCTCCGCTAGAGCAACCATATTTGCAAACTCAGCATTAAGCCTAGCAACCTCCGCAGCCATCTCAGACTCCATTGTGACCAATTTTGCTCTTTCTGTTTCTGTAGACCACAGACCAAGTATCTGTTGCTCAGCCAGATTGTCCATGTACTTACGGTCAAGAGCAGCTTCATTCATTTCAGCAAGCTTTACCGCCTTAGCTGAACCAGATCCAACACTAATGTTTGATGAAGAATAGCCAATTCGTATATTACCAACCAGCTCTACTTCTTCGTTAATATGTCTTCGTGTATCTTCTGTTTTTTGGGTGTTAAGTAACTTTACGTTTCTGTCGCGAGCATTTCTTATGTTTGAAGAGTTGATAGCCCCAATCGCTAATATCTGGTCAGCAGTAAATCCAGCAAGATTAGACCTTAGAATATTATTATCCTGAGTCATCGCCAGCTCACCGCGAGCATTGAACATACTCTGCCTGTTTCCAGCCAATTCAGCAGCCCTACTTATCTTTCTGTTCCTTCTGCTCGATATTCCAGAAGTAGCAACACTACTGAATACGCCAACTGCCAAACTAGCCCAAAACGCCATTAGGTTATCCTCTCTAGCGGATCGCCAGTGCTTAAAGCTATTATAGGCATATGGGTAAGAATATTCTCAATCTCTTCATTATCAAGGCTTTCGTCTGCACCGTGAGCATTTAGCAATATAGAGTCTTCAAGGGCAGCTATTGTTCTCTGAGTTCCTTTGAGGCTCTCCATTACATAGGGTGCGTGGTATATAGTATTTTCACCATACTCGTCTGTAATAGAAATCTTACCAGAAACAACAACAAAAACATGATTTGTATCGTGCGTCTTTCCTATGAATCCGAATCCTGCGGGGACTGTCATAGTCCTAACGTAGACACCATCACCGCGCCAGTGCTGAGCTTCTAACTCTATAGCATCATCGCTGGTGTCTATATGCTCTTTAAACTTCTGTAAGTTTTCTGCATGGCTCATTGTGTAGTTCCTATATTGGTTACACCCAATACTGCTGCCAATTGAAGCCTGAATGGATATGGCTGCGTTATGTTAACGTGTAAGTCTCTTGAGTACCCTTTGGAGTATCCTAGAAGCTTACCATCAATAGGTGTTTCAAGATTGCCCATAAGCGTTGATGTGCTTCTACCGTCAGTCGGCTTGCCATTTATCATAGGCGGCTGAGAGTCGATAACATCTAACCATACTTTCGGGTGTCGTTTCTTTTCAGCGTACTGAGAACCTTCAGTCAAGTAATCCAAGTCTGAAGGTGTTATCGCTTGAGTGAATGGTATACCCCACTCAATGAATCTTGAGGGGGTGTCCATTGTATATACTGTTCCAGTCAGCCTTCCTGTTAGGACTAACTCATCGTAAGTGCCATAGAAGTCTATCGCTCCGTCACCCATAATGCATAGGTTAACCTGACTCTCACCATTGACGGCGTATCTGCTTGATAGTCCACCTACAAGGCTACTTCCATCTAGGTCGATAGATGCTATTGGGCTGCCAGACTCTTGGAATAACTTATGATCCATAGTGGAGCTTTTGTTTGTTAGCTCTAAGCTTGTATGGTTCGTGACAGTTCCTGCTCCGTCCACGAAGGTACGGCTTGTAGTCATGTAAAGTCTGTCATAGTCGGCATCACGAAGACTCGCTATACTTAGAACCTCGCAAGACATAGGATGCTTAGACCAACCAACCTTATTAGGGTCAATGGCTGGGTCGTACACGCATGAATAAATAGTCCCGTCTGATAGCCTTACCCAAAATATGCTATCTGGAATCTCAGTAAAGGCAAGCTCAACTATTCTATAATCATGGAATAAATGCTCCGCCAGCCAAGCAAGGTCTACGCTTATCCATTTCTGGCGATTAGATGTGAAGTCACTTCTAAATGCTCTTATTTCGTGTCCTGATGCGGTCACATGAACAAGGGAGTCACCAACCTTCATTGGCTGTATGTGCTGAGAACCGTAGCTGCTGACCTGACTAAACATTGGTGGGTTCATGTTTGATATGTAATTATCAACGTAAGCCACCCACTCGCCCCCAGTAGTTCCGATAAATAGTCCTTCACCGCCAACAACCCATTGAATGTGGTTTTGGTCTGTTGCTGCAATATCAAATGTTAACCCTGAGTCTTCAGGACGAGTAATGACAATACTCATTACGTCTGAATAATCTGGATGTAATGCTGGCTTTGCAGGGGCGGGGTTTGGTTGAGATAGTGGGAATTCAATGCTTAAAAAAGCCCCCTTATAGCTTCTAAGGAATCTCTTGATACAGAATCCGTCAGCACCAAAACCAGTATAGGAGTTGGGGTTTATGTCTTCTCCAGTGGCAGAGGATAGATTTTTGTGTATCATGTAATCGCCAAGCCCTAGTCCAGTAAGTCCCTCAACGATATTTCCACTGGAATCTAGTGGCGGGTCTAATTGAATACCACCCCTAAACACTTGTAGTAGCTTTAGGTCTACTAAACTGCCCTGAACGTGCATGTAGTTAATAACGCCTGTTGGCATGGGATCAACTGTTGGATAAGTCCATTCAGGAGATACGGTCTCAAAGTCATCTTCGTGAGAACTCCAGAAACCCTTATCTATCTTAGTCAGATCGTCTGTTCTTGTGAAGACTAGACGGTGTGTGGCATGAGTCATCCCGCCAAATACTAGGCGCTGCTGATAGTATCCAACAGTTCTTGGGTATCCTAACTTCTTTCCTTGAGCTGTAACAGCATCCCTAATTCTTAATCCATCCCCCCACTCCGACCCATACGTTCCGAGAAAGGTAAAGCCCCACTTAATAGTAGCGCTGTTGGGGACGTTGTATCGGATCAACTTCATTGGAGGGTAGTGGCTATGAACCATTACGATCATGTCTTTTATTTGGACGAAATGCACATCCTGAATTTCTGAATGGGCATAAGGTACTGGTGTATCTGGGAAGTCACTTACATTCTCGTTGATGCCAATATCCGCGATAGCTTGTCTTTCAAAGGTCTCTGGATTATTTAGATTCTTATCTGAAGAATCATAGACGCTGATTCTTGATGTATGTGGCGATCCTACATAGTCGGCGTTATCGCTGAAAACAACAATATAAGCTTGATCTACATTCACTGAGAATGGAATTATCCTTATAGGAGTGTTGTCACGCTGAAACCCTGAAATAGAGGCTGCTCCATATAGGTAGCTTCCAGAAATATCAGTTACAAGCTGACCAGCAGCACTTGATATATCAGAACCAATAAAGTCAGTTCCGTGTCTACCTGCCGCGATGCCGTGCGATTCTGCGTGCATATTCTCAAGCTTCTTACATCCAGTAGCTACTTGAGGTAGAGCCGATTGCGCTCTCATTCTAGGCGTTACTTCGCCAAAACTAAAGTTACTCTGTATTGGCTTAATGACCATGACTAGCTCACATTACTTTCTTGGCTAAGCCCGATTCCATAGAAACCTCTACGAAGATCACGCCCATCATCAACACCAAGGTTTTGTATGCCTTGCTCAAGATCGTTAGAGCTAATGGCAAACTGTATGGCTTGACCGTACATCTCCCTAGCTTCGTTCTTTAGTTGTCGATCACCAGTAACAGACAAAGCAATCTTGGATGCCAAGTAATAAACAAAGGCTTCCTCAAAGGCTGGACTGAAGTATTGCTCACCTACATCTTCTATGTACTCACAGGAGAATGTGGCTGCATCAGTTCTTATCTCGTCTTTAAAACGCTGCCAAGGCTGATCGTCATTATCCACACGGAGCATCTTCAAACATGCTGACGGGTAGATGAACACATGAGGCCATTTAGGGTCAAGCGTTAGGGGTAATGTTAGGGGGGTTACTTCTGTTAAAGTCTGTCTCTTTGTTGCAAACCACCAGTTGTGGTGCATCAAGAGATACTTTTTAGATAATTCGTACTGAAGGTTTATGGTTTCAGCAGGGGTAGTCTCATCAGTGAAACTAATTATCGAGGATTCACCAAGATAAGATAAAGCCATGTTAGCGATGTCTACTTTTGATGACATATTATACCTCTTTAAAAAAGGGGCTAAAGATTATCCTTAGCCCCATATAAGCCCTTTGGAGAGGGGTAAACCTGACGTTACGCTACGGTAAGAATCTCGATAACCTTCTCTTCTTCTAGTCGTACTGCACCAGCTACGAATTCAAAGTAGACCTGATCTGAGTAAGATAGATCGAAGCGTTCGCTTACACGAGCCATCATATCTTCACCAATCGCTAGACCAACTGCTGATTCGCAGTATACCAAGCCAACAGTATCAGCAGATCGAGTTTCAAGTCGCTCTGTGCGAATGAAGTTCAAGCCTAGATAAGTGTTGATTTCGCCATTAACAAGAGCTTTTACGCTGTTGTAGTCTGAGCTAGTGATTTCGGTAACTGCAAGTAATTCATGCAATTGCTTAGAAGTTACTAGGCAATACATTTTCTCGTAGTCTTCGTCAACATCTGAACTAAGTAGTTGCTCTTTAGCTGCAAGCAATTTACCAAGGTTCATAGTTGTGTTACCACCAATTGTGTTAGCGATAATATTCGTGGACGGCAATGAAGCTGTACCAAGAGTATAATCACCACCTGCTGGATTGGTAGTCGGAACTTTAGTCACCGCATCTGCTGAGAGAGCAGCGATAATCAAGTCATCCCACTGGCGACCCATTGCCATCGCGCCATTCACTGAATACTTACCAGTGATGTCGATTAGAGTGCGAATGTCATCACCACGATCAATCAAGGATGCCCACTGATACTCAGTTAAGCCGACCTGTCTACGATCATGTGGAACTTCAATGTTTGGGGTAGTCGCGTTGCGACCAGATTTAACTACAGCAGAGGTAGTACCGATTCGCTCAAAGTTGTGAACAGAAGCATTAACTACTTCAGAAACTACTGTAGGACGAAGGCGTGAACCACGTTGTTGTGCCAAATGAATTACGTTGCGTTTATACGCCTCAACGTGTGCGTTTTGAACTGAGATAGCCATTAGAGGACTCCTATCAAATAAAGTTTATTAAAAAGTTTTATTCGGTTAGGAATCCCTAAGTGGGGCTAATCCTGCATTTCTTTGGTCTGCTAGACCAACAGGGCTTAATGCGTATCTGTTAGCCCTAATGTAGCCTTAATCAAGAACTGTGTCAACCCCCATCCAGCTCTTCGTAGTATTTAAGCACTGTATCTACTCTGCGAGAATGATCTGGATGACTCTTAATGTGAAATGGATCAGATTGGTTAGCCATAACGGAAGCAATCTTTTCATTGATTTCATCCTTAGACCCGCCGTAAGTAGCGGTTTCGTTCTCGCCACGGGTTAGCTTCTTAGCCACCATAGTTTTATTGAGAGCATAGCCTAACTTGATGATGTCAGCGTTGTTGGTAAGACCACTCTTCTCAAGCATAGACATAAGTTCATCGCCACCATGATCGCGCAAGACCTTAGTTGCTAACTTAGCCCGACCCTCAAAGGTTTCGCCCCACTCATTCTTTAGTGCATCCAGCCCTACCAAAGTCTCTTCAGCATTCAGGTCTGCAAATGATGTGGTCTTCTCAGTGATGAGTTCGTTGATACGTCTAGCTTGACCGCTATTCAGGTTTAACCCATGAAGAGTATTGGCTAGTTCTTCGTTCTCCATCTCATAACCAGACGCGCTCTCTGGAACACCTAGCTTTGGATAGAGCTTCTTCCATCCCTCAACATCGTCAGCGGCAGGGATACGCGCAACACCCTCGACACCTTCAAGCTTTGAGTAGAACTTATCTCGCTCTTCATCGCCAGCTTCAGCGTTAGGCATAAGGATAGACCGTGACATAGTTGCCCGATTATCCGTGTACCGTTTGACAAATGTTTCCAAGGTATCAGACCCCTTAACATCCCCGTGTGCTGCCATTTCTGCTGGCAACCCCTCACTCCAATGCTTATCTTCAGACATTCTTTATCTCTCTATATAAATTAATTAAATGTATTAACATGCCACGCTCACCTTCAACGCGCATTGCTTGATCGCCATTAGGACTAACAGTTTGATGAAACAGATAGTCCTGCTGGAGTGCTTCAAGAAGTTCCTCAAAGGGTAGATACCCCTCAAGTTTCTTCATTGCTATTGCTACCGACCCTGAAAGGAGTTCTTCCTCATAGTCAGCTTCGGATTTAGCTCGTTGGTTCTTGTCCTTCATCTTCTTCCACCCCGTTTACACCTTTAAGAACGCGCTCTTGTTCTTGCTGCTGTTGTTGTTGTTGTTGCATTGCTTCTTGCTGTTGCTGTATTTCAGCATCGAAGGTTTCTTTATCCTTCCATACCAAGGTAGGTACACCCAATCCATCAGCCAGGATTGATCCTGCTTGGTGTTCGTCTAATGCCATTACTACGTTAGGCTTCATCTGAGCCATCTGCATTACCCACTGACTGAACTGCATAGTAGCTTCTACTTCGGCTGCTCGTTGCGACTTAGCTAATGGGGATAGATACTCAACTGTAATGTCTGACTCAGTTGCACTCTGAGGTAGGTCGGGGAAAGCACCGCCATCGAGCATAATTCTGAATACCCGATTAATGAGTGGCTGTAACTTCTCGGTCTTAATTCTACCGAATGTTGCCCCTAACAATCTCTGCATCAGGTCATAACGGATACGAACCTCATACGCTGTGTCGTGGTTTCTGTCAGGAAGGATAAGCTCTTGCTCATGGAACGAGGACTTGATCCCATCTCGGAGTTCTTCAGCCTTAACCATTGTGTTCTGGAAGCTGAATGGCTCGTCAATGTTGTTGATAGCGTTAGGTCGGTTAACAATAGTAACTCCGTTAACACCCCTGTTCAGCTTTCCGTTCATCAGAGTACCAGCAACAATCTCTTTCGCTGGCAGTATGTTCTTTTCCCAAGCACCCAATTCAAGACGCTTAACCTCATTCATAGTGATGATGTCAGGTAGTGCTGTCATGGCTGGCGACCAACCGTAAACGTCACCAGTGATCTTATCCCATCGAGATACAAGCATTGGTAGTTCGGGAGCATAGCTCTCTTCCATCAACTGCATTTCGTTCTTATAGATTAGGGTGATCTTATACTTGCCCTGCTCTCTGTCAGCCGCACTATGTAGAGTGGTAGGCTCGATAGCTTCAACAAAAGATATTGGAGTCGATATTTTCTTCTCCATCTTATCTCTGAAGTCTGCGATTATTTCCCTAGAGATGTTTTCATCGCCATGATATTTATTCAGCGCGGCTTCTGGAGACATCTTTACTTCACGGTAAATTCTGTCTGGTGTTCCGTCAGCGCCTTCATCAAACACAAAGGTTGTTAGGTGGTGATCTCTGAAGATCAATCTTTGGAATATACCATCATCACTCTCGTCCTCAACAGAAAGACCAGACGTACCAAAGGCAACCATACCCTGTATGTCTTGACCTATCTGAACTAGAAAGTTTGAGTCTTCAAAGGCTGCTAGCATTGAGTCTGTGACTTGCTCTAACCAAGAACTCCACTCGTCCGACTGATTATCTTTACCTCGTAGCTTTAAGCCAAACCACTTGCCAGTGAAGATAGCGCCGATGATTGAGGTGGACAGTAGCCTTGCAGACCTAACAGCAGTAGCATCAAATATCTGATTGCTTCTGGTCATGTCACCCTTGACTCGTTTGGTTATGAAGTCGCTATGGTTAGGGATAACGAATTGAGAAATGTATTCCCAGTAGGTTTCCCAGTTCTTTCTGGATGTCTTTAGCCGCTTCTGTTCGCTACATATTCTGATTGCTTCTTTATCGTAATTCATAATTTATCCTGTGTAGTCTGATGCCCAGACCCAATTTGTTATACCAGCTCGTCTTGCAGATTCTGGAGTTGCGTAACGCCGACCTGTTGCGGGGTCTACTACCTCGTCTTCAGGGGTTGTGTCCCTAATAGTTAGAGTCGTATCAATCTCATCGTTCGTGTCTTCATCTTGAGAAGGCGGTGGATTTGACTCATCTTCTGGCGTTTCAGGATCGTCTTCATGCTCTTCATCATCAATAACATCATTGCTGGGTGGAGTTTGATCTGGGTCGTCATTAACTGGCGGCGGCGGTGAAATCTCTGGCGGCTCTGGATCAAGCGGCGGATCAACGATGTCAGGCGGCGGCGCTGTTGGCGGGGGTGGCGCTGCTGGTGGAGGTGGCGCTACTACTGGCGGAGGCGGCGCTTCTTGGTGAATTGCAAAGCCGTGCTGCACATCAATCGCATTTCTTAATCCTTCATCACCACTGTTCCATGCGTTAACATAGTTGTCATACCAGTATCGAGCATCTCCACTATTACGAGCAGTAGTGTCTATATTACCATTACCCCTGTCGAAAGCCATCTGACGCTGCCAAGTCTCCCAAGTAACAGCAGAACCTCCGCCCCAGTTATCTACATTACCTGAAGGTGCAGGTGGTGGAGTTCCCCCTGATGGAGGTGGAGGTGGAGTCCCGCCCGTTGGTGGAGGCGGGGGAGCGTTTGGTTTGTCGTTAGGGTCTTTAGGCATCACATACTCGTTGTAACAATAATTTCTTCGTTAACTCTAAATGGAATGTGCTGTGCAAATGTTAGCGCACACGCATCCCCCTCGTCTGGAGAGAACCCAAGCTCCTTCTTAATCTGGTCTTTAGGCAGTAAAAGCAAACGATGGTTCAAATCTCGCTTGTATAGGCTACCACAAAGGTCGGTTTGTAAGCTATCCGAATCAGGTATTTGTACGGGAGTATTCTCATCATTTAGCCATAAAGCCATTCTACCCCACATTTCTGCCCTTTTATTCCCATATTTCACGTCATTATCCGCTGTAGAGCCGAATGCAATCGGTATCACATTTGGGTATCCCTTGTCGTGGAGTGCGTCACAAATGTCTGATCCACCACCAGAGTCAATGAATGTAATGGTCGGTCTGTGCTTCTCGATAAACTGTAGGCACTTTGATAATTTCTGTCCAAGAGTGTTCACATCTGATCCAGAATAAGAAACTACCTCGATAATCTCTCTGCCTTTACGGGCTGCCAAGGAAAATCTATCTCCCCCCTCAACACCGAATGACGGGTCAATGCCGACTGTGACATGCCCACGCGCATCTATGTCCTGTTTCCTAGCTCGCATACACCACAGAGGATCAATCAGACCCCCTCCAGCAGACGATTGGAACGCTTCGGTAGGATTCATAGGGTATTCTTGTTTGAAGCGGTTAAGGCCATCTGTGCCGTCCGACTCCATAGACTTGATCTTGATTCTCCGCCAATGAATTTGATCTAGTGTTAGCTCTGTGTGTTCTACACCAGAAAGATCGGTGTAAGGTCGGAACAATTCCTGTAGTTCCATCTCTGATTCTTCTGGTTCAAAGTCTAGCGGAGCTAATTTTTGATATTCACTCTGCCAATACCACGGAACGAACACGGGAATGAAGTCTGTCTCTCCCTTTTCTGCTAGAACCCACTGTTTGTGGAAGTAATTACCCATTCCACGGGCTGTAGACTCGTACCAAATCTCTGTATTACGAGCATCTGGAACGGTTTGCATCAATCCTACGGCTAAATCCCCTGCGTTTTCCCACAAAGCCACCTCAGAACCGTGCAAATATTGATTCGTGGAGCTTACACCAGTGTTTTTATTGCCAGCAGTACCAACACGATACTCTGAATCGAGCTTATCAAAGCGAATGTAGTTGAGGGATGCGCCAGAAGTAGACGGTTTAATGAGTTCATTGCAATGTTCATGGTATCTCGATGTCATACCAAGGAGATTCTTCGTTGCTTCCCCTTCGTGAGTTAAGATAAACGCCCTTTTCCCTATGGCGTGGGTGATTTTCCAGTAGAAACGACCCTGAATGTAGGTGGACATGCCCTGTTGCCGACCTTTTAGCACGATAATCCGCACATATCCTACGTCATTCATCTGCTTTTCAGCGATATTATGGACATAAAGTTGGGCTTGGTTCATCTCAAGCGGTTGTATACCGTCAGACTTGGTACGAATTTTTAAATTGACCTGTGCGTAATACACAAAGTTAGTCCTAAGTAGCTCCCTAAGTTCTAATTCCAGCTCTTCGTTGCTTTGTTTAGGCATATTATCCTTGATCGTCTGTGGTTTTCTGCATTATTGCTGCCCCATAAGCCAAACATTTGAATTTTTTCATATTATTTTTGAATAACCAGTTCAAACTGCTTAGGGATGTGCCTGATATTTCGCTTAATTCTTTCAGTGAGTCTAACCCACATGACTTTGCGAGGCTACTTGGGGTCGAATCTGTCATCAAATTGCTCTTTTATTTCTTCTATTGTCTGGATTGCTGCCTTATACCCTTCAACGAACTGGGCTGGAGCTGAGCCTTCAAGACTTACAGCCAGAAGTTCCATTGTGTTTATGGTTGTTTTGAGCATATTTGACTTGGCTCGGAACAAATCCAAATGGCTGTCTTGGTAGTCCTTCCACTTATCTATGTATGTCATTCTTTATTCTCAGATTGAGATTGATCTACCCCAACTAGCTTAGAAGGGGTAGAAGAACCTAATGGAGGTATTCATATATCTATGACCTCGTTAATCAATGCTTAAGTACATTGAGTTACTGCAAGATACTACAACTATTGGAGTAAGTCAAAGGTATAACGTGCAACTATTG